CATAGTAGAGCCAGAATAAGTGGTATGGAACACAATGCCAATCTTAGAAGAATTAACACGTTGACCAAGGTCTGTATCCAACGGTATCGCATAGGTAATTGTATTAGGAGTAAATGTTACACATCGTTTTCCACCAACGTTAGTAACTGTTTTTGTATTCTCAGTGAATAAAAGATCGCCTTGTATTACACCATCTATATTTAACTGTGAAAGATATTTCAAACAGTCCTTAAGAATTTGATTGAGTCCACTGGTAGGATAGAAGTCATCGACATCTTCTGTCGAAAAACAAAGCTTTGGTTCAGTTTTTGCAAATACAGATTTGTTACCAACGAAAAACATTCCTGATACTGGTTCAATTCCACAAATTACAGCGGGAGCTCCATCCCATTTAGTAGTAATATTGACAGATTTATTCTTGTCTCCCTGAGTTAACATAGCACCCAGAGATTTTAAGAAAGCAATAGAAGACTTCCCCCCTGCAGATCCAAGATTGAGGATATCGTCTTCAAGGTGTTCTAGGTGTGTGTTCTTAGCCATGTCTGTATTATACTAGAAAAACTGGTGGGTGTCAAGCCCTACATCCTGGTGATATCACCAGCATCATGTAAGATCTCTTTAAATTCATCTGTCATTGTTGCAAAAAATTGAGGCATCGCAGTAAATGATCCTTTATATCGCAATTCAATTTTTAATATAGGAAGTTTTCCTTTTTTTAAAGTAAATTTTACTTTTGCTTTACCTGGTTTCAATGAATCATTATCAAGTTCCATGAGTGCTGGTTCCTTTGTCATCCGTGCAATCTCAACTATCACACTATGAATATCATAAACAGAAGCATTAGAGATAGTTGCAGTTTGATTGGTTGGGTTATAATCTCCAACACCTTCTATCAAATAAAAATCAAATTGATTTGATTTCCAAGTACTAAGTTCATCTAAAAGTTTAAGTTTCAATACTCTATTCAACAATCCATTAGCTAATTTATCTTTAACATCTTTCCTATTCATAATATCAAGGAACCCTTGAAATAAAGGATTTAATTTTGATGTAGTGCTACCCAACTTTTCGTTTACAAATTTTCTAAATTGATCTTTAACTTTTGGATTTAATACATCTCCAGTTAAATCTGCAAGATCAGATTCCGACTTTAAATTAATTAGAGCTTCTCTTTTTGGTTTACCATTTTTCATTCTAACAATTTTAGTGTCCCATAAAATTTCAGCGTCAGATAGTTTATCTGGATCTAAAGAACTTATTGATTTATTTGCCCTTGCATACAATGCAAGAGGATTACCTGGTTGAGCAGCTTCTTTTATTACTCCAGCAAAAAATTTCTTACGATGTTCATCCAATCCTTTTCTGACATCTACAAAATCATTTCCTTCAATAAATTTTGAGAAAGCATTATTAATCATTGTAGGACTTTCATTCTGCAACTTTCTTTTTTTCTTTAAAGAGATACCTGTATAATGTTTTCTTACACCAACATCATCCGATTTTAAAATTAAATCAGATGAATTATAATCAGCCATACCATAAGCATTAATTTTAAATTTTTCTACATCAGAATGCCATTTATTACCAGTTAGATAAACTGCTGTAGGTATTTTATTTCTTAGAGCTTTAGTTCTAGTTGCTAAAACAGCACCTATGACACCAGCTAAATCACTGTATATTTCTTTCTCTTTTTTAGGATCTTTATTATCTGTTAAATCTATTTCTTTAATTAATCCATTTCTTGTTTGATTGCCAGCACCATCTTTAATCTTGTTACTAGTCTTAAGAGTTTCTAGGGCAACAAAATATAAATCTTTAAATTTATTGATATCCGATTTTGCAGCATTTAAATCACTAGTAGAAACAAATGACAATCCTGCATATAATCCTTCCGATGGTTCAAAAGCCATTAAAAAAAGAGGGTTCCTACCCTCTATTTAGATTCATTTTCAGATTCAATTACATCTTCTTCAGTTTCTTCAACGATAGGATATACTTCATCGAAAGTACCATTTAATATATCGTAGAGTAATGCCCAGGAATTCATGGCATTCTTTTTCTATCTAGAACTTCAATAGTTTTAAACTGTCCTAGTGCTTTCTTCTCAAACCAACAGGCCTGTGCTTCTTCCCAACTATCAAACTTTAGTGCTTTACTATTATTAAAGACAACTTTGTATGTATGTCGGTCATAAGATCCATCAGACGTACATCTAAAATACCGTGGATCTGTAGGTTCAATTAATGCTGTCATTCAGGTCACCTTCCCCCTCTTTTGTTTTATTAAACCCGAATGGACCTGCTGATTTCTCTTCCAGTGCCAATTTAAGAGCAACACCACCAACAGCTTCCATAACTTTTAAGATGTCTTCTGTCTTGGCACCTTCACCAAGTTCTTTAGAAACATACCAATACTTAGGCCAGAATGTTTCACCTGCTCTTTGATAGTCGTCTAGTGTAAGTAATTTCATTTTCCTGATGTATCGTAGTTAAATTTGTCGTCGTCGGATTTTAGTTTACGTTGACGAATACCTTCATGAAGAGCAGCAATTGCTGCCTTAGTCTCAGGAGTTTCTTCCCACTCCCATTGCTGTTGATGCTTATTCTTAAATGATTTTTTACTCATCGTCCAAACCTTTGATCCATTTTCAGTTTGACATAATACATTCCTAAGATCCATACAGAGAAGAGGAATCCCTCCCCGTAGGACATAGAGTTCCAAGCGTGTACTGCACCATCCATCAGACATCACCTTCCTTTCGATTCTCAGATTTGTGAACATCAAACTCACCACCAGGATAACGTGCTTTGAGTTTATCCACGTTCATCTCAATCACTTCATCAAGAGAAACATTGAGACCCATACATGCTTGTGCAACGTACCACATGATGTCTCCAAGTTCACGTTTAAGATGGAACATGTTCTCTTCATTTACTGGTTTGCCTTGGAAGATAATCTTCTTTACAACTTCAGTAAACTCACCTGCCTCAGCAGACATTCCTACAGCAGCAGTTAGAAGTCGATGCGTTTCAAATCCTTCTCCACGAAGTTCTTGAATACGATACTCAAATGCATCAGCATCTTTACTAGATTGAGATGTGACGGCATTCACAAACTCAAGATATGCATCAGTGTTTACGGTCATACGGTAAAACCTTCAAAGTTACGAATTTTATTGTCCAAGGATTCCACCACATCAGAGTCTCTACCTGCATCAATGATGTTACCCTGGGCACTTGCCTCTACATTATACAACTTCATCTTCGATCTGTCAATACCAATGACAAATCTTTTGTTGACGTTTCCATCATTGTATCTATTCTTCAACTGCTTGACCATAATCTGATTCATCTCTTCCAATTCTTCTGTCGAGATAAGAGCAAACATAAAGTCAGCGGTAGCAGGAAGACCAAAAGATTCTGATGTATCTGTAATTTCTACATCGGAATTACCATAACCAGAACGAGTAGTTTGTGTTGCAGACACAATAGGAACATTATATTCCACAGCAAGACCCCTGATCTCTTCAGCAATAGATTTTACAAAAGTATATGAGTTAACAATGGCACCTTTGAGTCTACTAGAAGAACAAATATTAAGATAATCTATAAAAATAATATCAGGAGCAAAACTTTTCTTTAGACTTAGTTCGTTAAGTAATGCTTTAAAATGACCAACGTGAGCAGATGCAGTTGGATATTCTTTAATGATAAGTTTTCCTTGTGTCTTCTTTGAAATTTTCTCCACCTTACTTGTAAACATTTGTTTTGGTAGATCAACAAGATCTTTTATATTTACATTCAATAAATTTGAGTCTATTCTTTCAGCGATCTTTTCTTCCGCCATCTCCATGGTAATGTACAAAACATTTTTACCCTGACTAAGAGCAGCAGAGGCAACATGACACATAAACAAAGACTTACCCACACCAGTGCCTGCAAGAGCAATGTTGAGAGTTTTGTTAGGAAGACCACCCTTTGTAATTTTGTTGAAGAAATCCAGATCGAATGGAATTTTGTCTTCTGACCTATGGTAGAAATCATATCGTTCTTCAACATCTTGAATGTAGTCATGACCGATATGATCATCAAATGATACTCCTAATGCTTGTTGCAAAATAGATGGAATAGCATCACGACTCTTAGTACTGTCTTGACCATCTGCGATCTTGACAGACTCAATTAGAGCAAGATACACTGCTCTTTCTTTACACCACTTCTCAGTAGTATCTAGTAACCATTGAGGATCAGTTTTTTCTATACAAAAACCGTCGATCATTCCAACAGATTCTCGATAGATCTCCTCAGATATATCTTTCCTCTTTTCAAGTTCAATCTTGAGCACAGTATTATTAGGAACACCGTCATACTCATTCATGTAATTAACAATCTCCTGAAAGATTATTTTTTCACTGATACTATCAAAATAAATGTCTTTTATGAATGGCAAAGTTTTTCGTAAATACTTTTCATCGTTGATAAGATGACAAAGAATTTTTGATTCAATCTTCATGGTCACTCAAAGCTACCGTAACTATACTCCCTTTGAGCAGCTTCGTCAAGGGCTTGCATAATTTCTGGTGTGAAATACTTTTCTGGATCAGCAAGAATAGATTTGGGATATACACTAGACTCCCCAATCTTATAACGGTTTCCTGATTTCTCAAAAACTCCATACTTTTCACCCAACTCAAGTAACCCATAATAACGATCTAATCCACGTTCATCATAGTAAAGACGTGTAGCAACCATAGAATTCTCTTTAGTGAATCTAGATTTAAATGCTTTACATTTGATTATGTTACCGACAACTTCAGTACCATCTTTCTCCTTTGATTTTGAAAGATAGATGATAGTAGATGCAGCATACTTGAGACCAGAACCACCACCCATTTCTTTCTGTGGCATATACGAACCAACAACATCATAAGTGTGATTAGTAATCACCAGAGGGATACCTGCTCGACCCAGTTTCAAAGATAGAATCCTGAAAATAGATTTGACTACTTGAGCCCGAGTCATATCACGAGTCTCCTTACCTGCAGAAGCGTCCTCAACCTCCTTAGTAGTTGAGAGCATACCAAGAGAGTCTAAAACAAACATCAGGGGCGGGCGGTCCTTCTTCTTGAGTTTGGTGTACTCATCCACAATCTTGATAGATTGAGTTCTGAACTCCTGAACTGTAGTAACTGGCACCAAACCTAAACGTTTAACATCAATACCACGATCAGAAAGCATTGTTTTTGTAATTGCAGATTCAGATTCAAAGTAGATTACCTGAGCATCTGGATTTTGCATCAAAAAGTATTTTACTATCGACAGAGCGAAGAAGGTTTTACCAGTTGATGATTCTCCTGCAAGTGCGGTAATTTTGTTTGATGGGAGACCACCGTAAATGCTGCCAGACACAAGAGCGTTGAAGATGTAAGCGCCAGTATCCACAAACGTGTCACAATCCCCAGCGGCGATGCCGTCTTCGGCAATAGATGCATACTCATTGTCCAACTCCGAAATAACTGATTTTAAAAATGACATAATAATTCCTATACAAAAAATGATTCGAGTGTACCTTTTCTTTCAACTTGCCAACCAATAGTTTCAACAACGTTTCTCAGAGGTTCCAAGAAACTTTTATTGAACTGTAGATCGTAGTCAATATATTTCTCCAGATTGAATTCTTTGGGCATTGTCTGAAGATAAGCAATAACATTTTCCCCAATTGGGTTTGGTTTTTTCAAATAACAAAATTTAATTTTCTCACCCTCTTGTATCACTGGATACTTATTACCCAGTTTTAATTTACTGATGTGATGATTATATAGTAATGCACCACGAACATGAATTGGAGTTCCTTTAGAATAAAGATTGGAACTAGATTTGTACTTAGATAATCCATTCAATCCTCGTGGAAATGAAATTTCGGCAATATCTCGTTTTTTAGTTTCTACCTTTACATCATTGATAAACTTAATCAATTCGTCATTTGACTTGTTAATAATAATTGTAAATGCTTTCTTAAGTTTATCTCGATAGAAAGCAGGCGTTGAAGATCTCGCCGTTTCAAGACCCATAATTTTCATCTTGGGTTCTTCATATCGAACACCTTCACTATCCCATACATTGAGAATGTAACGTTTCTTGGCAGTCCAGATACCACGATCAGCAATGTTCTCACGTTTCATTTGCATCTTTTGTTCAAATGCCGAAACATACGTCGCGAGTTCCTGATAAGAGGCATCGATGAATGGTTCCAATTTCTCTTGGCAGATCTTATCAAGTATGGAAACAATTGATGTTTTATTGTCAGACTTATTACTAAAAAATTTAGTAACAAGAGGTCCAAGATTAAGATAGATTGAATCAGTGTCAGATGCAATGACATAATCCACTTCCTCGGTTGAGAGTAGTTTATTTATGTACGCATTCATTTTATTCTCAATCCAACGAATAGAAACTTGACCAGACAAAGTGATTGCTTCTGCATTGGCAAGTTTAAAGTAACGGAAGTATTCATTACCGATAGCACCATAAGCAGAGTTCAAAGAGATCTTCTTTGCCATTTGCACATTATTACAACGTGCAATTTCTTTCTCTAATTCTTTTGTTGGTTTGTGTTCATATGCTTGTTTCGCAGCAAGCATTCTTTTCTTGAATACTACACGATCATTATACATCTGGGACATCAATTTGGGCAGAAATCCTTGGATGTCAGTTTGATACTGAGCACCATTAGCGCATACAGCATACTCACCGTCTATCTCGACCTGTTTCTCAAGGATCTTATCAACTGTAACTGTTGGATGTCTAGATTCCTGTAAAGTCTCGGGCGAGATATTGTACTGCATAATGAGATGAGGATACAAAGAGTTGAGATCAAAAGACACCACCCAATCATAACTTCCAGGAATCGGTTCCTTGACATAAGCACCAGCGTACGCAGAATCTTTATTGTGACTAGTTTTTTGAGGAACAACAATGTTGTCCTTCCTCAAGAAATTGAAAATGATATTGTCCCACGTTTTTACCTGAGAATAAACATCCTCATAGTTTTGACGTGCATCATATGCCATAGTCAAACACAACTCAATCAATCGCATCTTGTCTTCCATACGGTCAACAAGTTCCACATCATGAATGTTGTAATCAATAAACTTTTGCCAGTTACCTGTATAGAAATCTCTGAAGGTATCAAACTCCGAGTGATCTAGTTTTTGTTCACCGAGTTCAACCATAGCAATATGATCAAGTCGATAAGACTCTTGATTACTGTAAGTAAACTTTCTGTATAGATCAAGATAATCAAGACAAGAAACCCCTGCAAGATTATAAGCAAGATTCTTGCGACCTTGAATATAAATTTCTCTTTCCTGGACTAGATTCCATGGAGAAAGGGATTTTTTATACTTCTCTCCTAAGATGCGATCAATTCTACGAGCAAGATATGGGATATCATAAAGATATACATTCCAACCAGTAATAACATCAGGTGTATTCTGCACCCAATAGTCAAGAAACTTCAGTAAAAGATCTTTCTCATTGTTACAGTAAATATACTTTACATCTTTTCTAGTATTATCATAATCACGAACACCCCAAGTAATCAATTGTTTAGAGTTGAAATCTTTAACTGTAATGCAAAGAACTTCTTCAGCAACATCTTCAACATTAGGGAATCCGTTTTCTGCTTGAACCTCAATATCAAGAGACATGATATTCATTACAGACATATCAAACTTCATCTCTTCCTGTGGATTTTTGTCCGAGATATACTGATACAAAAATCTTTCGTACCCAAAGACATCAAAGTCTTGTACACCTTCATACCGTTTCATGAAGTCTCTTGCCTCACGAACAGATTCAAATTTAATTGGTTTTACATTTTTACCATCCAGCGTTTTATGTTTCGTTTCTTTATTAGCAGTGACGAACAATGTTGGGGAAAATGAATCACGATGAATTACACGTTCTCCATATTCATATCCACGATATAGGATAGTGTTTCCGACAAGTTGGACGTTAGTGTAAAACTTCATGAAGGCATCAGTTTGACAATATCAGCGTGTGGTTCTGATATAGTTAGAATTCTATTGGAAAAGATTAGTGCTTCTCTTTCTGAACTATATCGAGGCCACTCTACAAGAGTATCAGTTTCTTCGTTGATAAGATAACAGTTCTTAAGATAACAAGATGGTTCTTCTTCTAATTGTTCCACATCAGCAATGATATGAGTACCATCAACTAGTTGTATTACTTTAAGGTTCATAGACGTAGTGGGATATGCATCCATTATAAAAGACCCCACAACAAATGTCAAGGGGCCTTTCGATGGCATGCAGGAGGGTCAAAATTATTTAGTGTTTCTTCTTGAACGGTTCCCAGTGTTGCCAATCGTATTTGTGAACTGCCCACATACCAATAATAGGAACGAAGACTAGACACCATGCCATGAGTCCTAATCCATATGGATTATTTAATACTGTACCGCAGAATCTAGCAAACTGTAACATCATTGATCTGTAAGCACTGATGCAAAAAATATAACAAGTGCAAACATTATTGGAATTAGTATTAATACTAAATGAGATAAATCCATAATCGTGATTCCAATTTAAAAATTATTATTTTTAGTTTTCCAAAGTTCTAGAAAATATCTGTCTACCAGATATAAATCACCTTGAGGTGGTTGATCTTCAATCTGAGACCATTCATTACAGAGTGCTCTCATTTCTGGTGTTATACCATGAGGTAAAAACATTCTCCCAAAAGCAGACATAGCAAATGCAAATCGCATCCTAATGCGCTGTTCCATTTCCTGAGTAGGCGTCGGTTTCATAATAGTTATTTTCACCTCTTCTGTACCCGAAATATGCGGTGGCACATATAAATGGTAGTGATCCGAAAAGTAGGACATGGGCTAGAGTCATTGAATTTTATCCTCGTAGATTTTAATTAATTTAATTGCCTGTTTTCTATCAGATCCACAAGGTGCATTCTTCAAACATCGAAGAATTAGTTCATCATCACTGATAGTGGGTTTGATAGTAAACCCCCACTTATCAACTTTACCTTCTGTAGGTGCTTCAACGTAATCAAATTCGGAAGGCATTACCTGGTGATAGCGATTGGAAAATTTTAGAACATGCATTGACAGCATGGGTATCTCCATATACTCCAGAGAAGATATATGAGATACCTAACTTACTACAATACTTTTGAAGTTCCTGACATTT